GAGCCCGCGAAAGCCGCAGAGCCCGCGAAAGCCGCAGAGCCCGCGAAAGCCGCAGAGCCCGCGAAAGCCGCAGGCGTCGAAACGTTCAAAAAGTAAAACGTCATGGCAAAAACAGGTATTAACATTCAGGTGTCCAACACCGTAATGGGTTCGCCCGCGCAGGTGAACGCCAATACAATGTTGGTCGTTATGGGAGCCAAAGCGGAAACGGGCGGGAATATGCCGTTTAAACTCAACACGGCGTATATGCTTCGTTCCGCCGAGGAGGCAACCGAAACGCTGGGCCTGACTGAAACGAACAACGCCGCGCTACTCAAAGAGATCAACGATTTCTACGCGCCGAAGTCCGGGGTTAACAACTCCGGTACAGTCCTCTGGATTTACGGGTGCGCAGAGCAGTTTACGCAGGACATCAAGATGGTAACTGCTACCGTCGCTAACGGTTTCGAGTATCGCCCGCGTACGATTCTGTTCAGCATCGACCCGGCTAAGACGGCGCAGGCGCAGAGTGCCGACCCCGCGACATTGCAGGCGTACAATGACAAACTGTATGCAAACGGGTTCGCTACGGCTATGGTGACGTGCTCCGACGTGCTGGACCGCGACGATCTCGCATCGGCGACCGACATGTCCAAACTCATCGCTCCGATGGTAGGCGTAGTCGCTGTCACCAACAAACAGGCGTCCCGTGCCTGTGTAGGTGCGGTTGGCGGCTATCTGGCATCGTTGGCAGTAGGTACGTCCATCGGTGACGTTTCTCTCGGTCCGTTCGCTACGCAGATGTATCTGCTCGACGGTACGATATCGAGCGGTAGCGTATCGTGGAAGAACACCCCGTGCTCTACGTTGATGAAGACCGAATGCGATCAGCTCGGCGAATTCGCGTATATTTTCGCACGTACACGGCCGCCCCAGAACGGTGTGTATTTCAACGACGGTGCAACCGCAGTCGATCAGGCTACGGCTCTTTCGTCGCTGGAAAACGTTCGAACGATCGCCTCTATGGTGGACGATCTCCGTGCGTTCCTCAACCCGTACCTTAACACTAAGGTTCCTGTTGACAACGCCGGTAATATCAACTCGACGTACAAGAACGTTGTGGAAAGCAACGCCCAGTCGGTTGTTATCCAGCCGTACATCGACAACGGGGACATTTCGAACGCTCGCATCACCATCGAAGCACTTAACGGTGACTTCCTCGGAACGCGGACGTGGAAAGTCACGCTCGAAATTCTCGACGCCGCAACCCTCCGCTGGGTTGAGGGCTATGTGTTCTACGTTAAAAACCTCGACTAAGCATGGCACAGAAAGTAATAGCCGCCAGAGACTTTGACCTCTACGTCAATTTCGAGGCAATCGGTCTTGCCCTCAAGATCGAAACAGGCGCGAATTTCAGCGCGTCTATTACCGGAACGACTGACGACATCGGGGCGTTTTCAACGGACGAACCGATCGCTACCGACAACGGTGGTAACACGTACGATATCACGTTTGCTCTCCAGCAGGCAGAAGCGAACCGTATCAAAGACGCGTTGGCCGCCGCTACGGCTTCCTCGCCGACGGGGTCGGTCGTGCATATTCGGCAGATCGTCGAATCGGCTACGATTACCGCCGTATGGCACAAACGGCGCGACGTCCCGCCCACCTCGACTTACGAAACGTACACTCGTTGTACGGGCGTAGAGGAGAGCGACGACGTGCAACGCCGTAGCACCGAGACGCTCAAAACGTGGCGTTTCCGTGCTCGTGGTATGTCGCGCAAGACTGTTGCGATCTAAACCACGACTTTGGTATACGAGGTTTGACCGCCTCGTATACCCCTATTTAACACCAAAACCACGGGAAAAATGGAAAAAGAAATCGTATTGCGTGAAGTATCGTTGAAAAACGTACTCACTCCCGACGGCGAGCGGGACATCGTTGCAAAGGTAGTACCTTTCTCTCGTCGAAACGAAGATCACGTTCAGTTCGCGTTCGAGTTCGCCGATATGCTCGGCGGGTCGCCGTCTCGGTTTAAGAACCAGTCGGAGGCCGCAAGAGGGTATGTGGAGACTTTCATGGCGCGAACCGTTGAGGAGGAGAAAGACCCGAACAGCGACTACTCATGCGTTCACAGCGATCTGCGGGCCGCTCGTATCCTCTTCTTTCAGACCGAAACGCGAAAGGAGCTCGACGATTTTTTCGGGAACGCCTAACGTATCCTTTAGAGGATATAGAGGGCATTAGCGAAAAGAAACAAGATCGCGCGAAACAACTGGCAAACGAACTACGCATACTAAATAGGGTTAAAAAGGAGAAACCGTACTTTATTAAGTACGTTTTTATCTCGCACTATCTCCACATACCATACGAAAATCTCGACCCAGAAGCATCGGATTGCGTAAAAAGGTATGGCGTCTACCCTAAAACGTTTGTCGAAGAGCTATTCGCGGCATCGAACTACTTAATGAGGCAATTCGAGTTGGCACCGTTTGCGAGTGACGACTTAGAGGACAAAATTATTCAGTACATCCAAGATGGCAAGTTATAAAATCGTTCTGAATATAGGCGGAAATGCGGTCTCAAACGCCGAGCGTTTGGCCACCGTTCTTGCAACTGCCAACGCTAACGCACAGGCTCTCGCGGCTTCGTTGCGTAGCGTTGGAGTTGCCGCCTCGTCCATACCTAAGACCCCCGTAGTTGTGCGAACTGTTGGTTCGGCTCGTCCCGCTACGGTGGGGTCAACAGGTATGCACCGGAACGACCCTCGATACACTCGTCATCCGTATACTCGAATAGCGTCCTTTGGGTACGGCTTTAGCTTAGGCGGATTTAGCGGACGTCTGTCCTCTATTCTCCAGCCCGACGCGAACGGCAAACTTTTCGGTATGGACGCCGCGGCGTTGGCTAAAGGGCTAAACGTTACGGCTATTGCCGGAAACGTGGTAGGTGCCATCGGCAAAGCCTTGTTTAGGGCTACCAAAATCTCTACCCTTACCCCTATCATAGGGGCCGGACTTCCCATGATGGCCGCTACGAAGATGCTGATGTCGGAGGGGTTCGCCAGCGGCGTTCGTCTTATCTCTCGTCGGCACCAAGCCCGAATGGGTCTCGGAGAAGCGTATCTGCAAGCCAACGAAAACGCGGACTACTTAGCCGGTAGCTACGGTTTGGACCGTTCTACGGCGTTGAGCAGCATCAACGTTTTGACTGGTCTCGGAGTAGGCGGTAGTGGTCGTCGTATCAATCTCAACGAAGCCACGGGTCTTACGAAGATCGGCGGTCTGATTTCACAGCACGCGGGTGTCTCGTTTGAACGAGTTATGACAAACATTCAGCAGTTACTCGTACAAACCGTTCCTAATATACGAGACATCCGTGAGCTGTTGAACCAAGCCCCCGTTTTGAGTAAGTATGCGCTTCGGGAGATGGACGAAAGAGGGGTCACCGGGACGGACGTTCGAACTTACCTCAAAGACCAGCAAGCGTTGTTGTCAGTCCTCAAACGATACGAACTGGACAACGCATCCAACTTAGGTATGCAGGCGCGCGGCCAGATTTCGTTGGCCATGCAGGATTTTTGGGCGTCTATTGCCGGAAACAACTCGTGGGGATACGTCGGGTCGTCGGCATCTAAGATCATCGGGTCGGCGTCTGGTGCTATCAACATGTTGCTTACGTCTCTTTCGGGAAATGAGAACTTCCAAAAGTGGGTAGAGAACCTTTCTCTCACGTTTGAGAATATCGCAAACAGCGGTGACAAACTGGTTAACAAGATCATCGACATTACCGATGCGCTCGCGGCGCATTTTGGGATTGACTTTGGCAACGAAACAAAGTCCCGGTATAATGTAGGTGTGACCAACACCATTAAAAACGCGCTGGACAAAGAGTACACGCGTGAAATGCTGTTTGAGAAAGCCAGAGCTGCCGGAGCGTTTCGTACCACCACACCTGAGGGCCAAAAGGCGGAGTTCGAAGCGATTTATCGTCGGTATGCGCAGGAAGCCGAGAAAAGTAAGCTGTTGCGTGAGAACCTTACGATTTACGGTACTGCTTCCAACTATCTCGATCTCCCGATGCGGGAGCGTGCTATGGATGCCTTTATGGGCGGCCAGCTCAAAAGGGGCTCGATAATAGCGAACGAAAAAGCGTTTGCGGACTTTATGCAAAACGCAAAGTCGAGCTATCTTAGCCCGTTGTACATTCCTGAGGGCGTTAAGAAACTCGAAAACGGAAAGACTGCACACCCGAACGTGCCGTTTTTCGGGGCGTCGCTTAGCACCGCTTTGATTGCGAGCGATTTCCAAAACTACCTCGAAAAGACCGCAAAAATAGGTGGGCTCGACCCGTCGCAGTTTAAGTCCAATGCAGGTGCATCGGGTGATGATCTAACGGGATTCAATCGTGATCGTCGTTCGTTGGAGATACACTTCCACGACAAACTCGTGGAGTGGAACAGCGAAGTCGTAACAAACAACCCGCAAGAAGTTGTGGAGTACGTTGCTGATAATATGGACCAGATTATGTCTGCGGCTATCCAGCGCGCGTTACTCGGTGCAACGACTAAGATGGGACAACGTTTCTAACTATGGCAAAAACATTAGCTGGCCAAATAATCGAGGGCCGCACAGAGCATATACGAGAGGTTGGTTCGCTTAGCGTCGATAGCCTTAAATGGGGAAACTTAGGTAAGGCTATAGACACCGTGCGGAACGCGATAACCGAACCTGTTCTGGTGGCGTTATCCGATAAGTGGATAGCCATTAGCGCGTTTAACCCGGCCTCTACGGAAAGCGGTTACGGCAAAACTACTGACACCACGGCGTGGGGCAGCCGTCTACGCGGCGGGCAGACCTCAGCTAAGACGCCCGACATCGACCGCTTCGACTACAACAAATTGTGGTCTGTGCAGTTGGAGGACTATTTCCTCCCGTTGTCGCAGACCTTTACGCTCAAAGCCAAAAAGAAGTTGAAAACGTCTACGCTGGTAGACGGCCCGGACGTTATTCAGCAGACACGGAAGCAGGCCAAGACGATTAGTTGCTCGATGCGTATTTCTTTACGCGAGGAGCAATCTAATCTGCAAATCGTCGATGCGCAGAACAAAGTTATCGAACTGGCCTCTTTTCTCCAAGCGTTCTACGAAACGGATGCGGTTATCGAGATCAAGAACCGCATGATTAACGAGACGTTCGGAGTAAACTACGTTATTCTGTCAGACTACGAGTTCGCACCCCGAGCAGGTATGAACACGTACGTGTTTAACTTCATACTGACCGAGGTATTGTACGGCGCAAACGTTATTACGTTTAACGTTCGAGAGATGGGCGGCGACACGTCGAAAAAGGATAATTACGTTACGCGATGAACACCAACTACTTTATTTGCAGAAACGAGGTGTACATAGAGGGAGAGAGTGTCGGTGAATTCGAGAGTTTCAGCTATACGGACAACTCCCGTATTCTCGGAGCCTCCGCCGAACTTGTCCTACCTTTGTACGCTATCGGTGCGGGTAAGAAAGGCGAGGCAGGTTCGCGTATGCGCGCTATCTTCTCCAACTCGCCGATCAAACCCTGCGCAAAAGTGGACGTATACGTATGGTACGAGGGGTACGAACGGCAATTGAAATACTCTGGGTTCATTGAACATATCGGCGATGGCTTCCCCACGAGGCTGTACTTAAACGATAATTCGTTTATTCTACGTTTCGGGCAGATTCAAAAAGCGTGGGACGGTAACGCTACTTTGCAACAGATCGCAAAAGACTGCATACCTATTGCACAAAAGGCGTTCAAAGAGGAGCGTAAGAAACAGGGTTTGACTATGGACATCCCCGATCTGACCTACAACGTAACCGACACGAACGTTCAGGCGGTTACAACGTCTTTGAGCTTCCGTAACTGGGGTGCTCGAAGTCCGTACGAAACGGTACAAAAGTTGATGCAACTGTTGTGCCTGTATGGCGGAGTGACGCAGGACTACAACCTCTATATAGGTGCGGGCGTCGAGAACAGCACCCGACCTATACACGATCTCGACACTCGTGTCAACGTGATCGGACGTGACATCGTACCAGTTGACGGACGTTTCGTCGACTACGACGTTAAGATCACCGGGATTCTCGCTAACGGCAAAAAGTACACCGCAACGGGCGGGTACGGAACGTCGAAAAGCGCAAAGTCGAACGACGGTTTTGACAAGAAATACGGACAGCCGTTCCGTGGGTACTGCACGTTAAACACGCCGAAAGCGATACAGGAGTTCGCTGATCGTCAGTTGGCCATGCTGAAAGGGTTCCGCAATAAAGGTAAGTTGGTATGCCTCCTTTACCCGCGTGTGGAACTGCTGGACCAAATTCAATACTACGACTACTCGTTTCCCAAACTTGGGGGACAGTACTACGTTTTGGGCTACTCGTTTGTAGCGAACGAGGAGGGCTACTATCAGACACTCGAAGTAACAGATCAAATATTTTTGATTTAAATGTGGCGGCAATTCGATGACATAGAGCGACAAGGCGAGGAGTTCGGCGACACGATCGCCGACGCGGTTATTCGTATGTCAATGCACGCTATGACCGTTGCGAGTGTTGACGACGATTTCGCGTACTGCTACATATACGAGGACGACGACCCCATACCTGTCTCCCTCTCGTTTCTCGGGTCGGAGGACGCGACGCTCAAAGTCACCCCGTCCGTCGGGTCCACGGTAGCTGTTGCGTTTTTGAACGGTAACAACATTACTCCTATATTGGTAGGTGTGGAGCAGGTAGACAAAGTTTCGTTTACGAGAAGCAAGACGGCTATAAGCGTTTCGGTGGACCCGGAGGACGATACGAAAGACGTTGCGAGTATGAGTGTCGGCGATTCGTCGGTTACGATGACGCAAGACCTTATTGAGATGAACGGCGGGGAGTTAGGCGGTTTGGTCGTTGTTGGCGATCTCACCTCTCGGCTTAATAAGTTGCAGTCTGAGATCGACCAAATACAATCGGCTATTGCGTCTCACTCGCACATGTATATCGACAGTAAAGGAGCCGCGGCGACACCGACGCCCTCCCAAACCACGAGTACTATGTACTCCCGTGTGCATCTCACGGAAGTAAAAGATGAAGATTACGTGAACAAAAAAATAACGCAATGACGGGTATTAAGTATGATTTCGATGTCAACGACATAGTTATCGCGCCGGACGGTACGATACAAAAGGCGATAATCGACAACCAAAACGTCGCCCTTATCGCGTTGTGCCAAGTGTGTCGTTTGAACTACCCCGAGGTAGGTGCGCAGATCGGGGCGCGTATCATCGAAACGCATAGCGTAGATTCGGTGCTTGCGGACGCCAAGGAACAGGCGAAAAGAGACGGGGCAAAAAACCCCGATGTCCGAATAGTTGATGGTCAACTTTCATTCAGCGGAACGTATGAAGATTAACGAAAATACCAGCGTCGTAGACGTAGCTTTGAACCTCTCCGGCTCTCTCGCAGGGCTTCCCGTGGTCGTTGAACAACTGCCTGTGGGTGAGCCGGTAGGGTTCGATGCTATGCCCGCTCCCGGCGAAGACGTAGAGGACATAGGGCAAACTTGGACCCCGGACCTACAAGGTAAGGAGGTCGATTTGGATGTACCTGTGTACAACCCGTCGGCCCAGCAAAAGGAGCCGTATACGACTAACATGTCCGAGATCACCCCTGTAATTGCGGAGGGTGAGGAAATGATAAACGGGCTTCTCTCGGGCGAAGATGGTCGAAAAATCATACGCGTGTCTGACCTCCCAGTAGGTTTCAATCTTCGCGGGTGTAAGATACACTTTACTATGACGCATTTGAGGCCTACGGCTAAGAAAGGCCAGCAGAATATTTGGTATGGAATAACCGCGGCTTGGGATAAAGGCGTGACATATAAAGGTAGCCTACTGCGCCACTATACGGATAAAATAGCAAAGCCTAACACGCTAACTTTTTTTACAGAGTATTACATCAATATAGACGTAAGTCGGAATGCGCAAATCGTCTATACGGACGATGATGGATGGCTGACAGACGTAATTGAGTTCAGTATTGAACATGATTGCATAGTCACCTCGAATACGTGTAATTTAGAATCTTTCGAGCCCGGTGCGTGGAATTGGAACTATGCGTATGTAGAGGCGTACCAATTTCCTAAAGTGAAAAAAAGTGTCGCCGACATACCTGTCGGTTACAACTTGCGGAACAAGACTATTTATTTTCACGGCACAGAGTTACAAAGGGACGATAACGCAGTAGGTAACGCATTAGAAGCTACGACTGGTGACGGAAAAACGTATGCGATCGTTGATTATAGGGCTCGTGCTGAAAGGTCTTTTGGGATAACGGTTGAAATTTATGGCCTGTTTTTTGACATATACTACTCTGACTATTCCGGCAAATTTTTAAAGTCGAAGTATACGTTTCCCGATATTGACATAATTGTCACCAAGAACGAGCTATCAAAGATACGATCTAAGGGATTTTTTTGGGGGTTTGATTACGCGGAAATATCCGACGATTCAACATTACCGGCTCCAAGTGTACTTCCCAGTAATTTAGTACGCCCGTATTTCAGATACCTGAACGCGATCCCGTGTAATCTCGATAATTGGATTCCTTGGAGAGCTGGTGAAACGCTTCCAACGATTCAACCCGAGAAATGGATTCGATTCACGACTAACGGTCAAGCGAACTCAGTAAACGGTGGAGGGGTGTTTAATGTCCTATTGTTTAACCGTACCACAGGGCCGGAGAATATTGTTTTAGACGGCAATATCGTTATCATACGGGCGATAGCGAGGACGCAAGGACCGCCGGAGATACGTTTCTCCATCTGCTTGCCGAGTGACAATCAGATACCCACTATCGGTAAGACGTTCACCGAAAAGTTCACACTATTCGAGGGACAACTTACCTACAACGTAGCCACAAGTGCAAACTCTGTTTTAATAGCGAAAGGTTACGGCGACGCAACGCCGGGTACCTACGACGTACAAGCAATAGAAGTATTAGTTTATAAACTACCGCCTAATGGAAATAAAAGTAAAGAGAATAGCGTTCAAGCCGAAGTACACGATTGGACGCCTGTCGATCAATGACGCTTACCTCTGCGACACGCTCGAAGATACCAACCGGGACATTAACCGGAACGGTATCTTCGACGGAGACGAGAAGAAAGTATACGCCGAAACGGCGATTCCTTTTGGAACGTACAAGGTAACGTTGGCAATGTCCCCGAAGTTTGGGCGCGTGCTTCCGTTACTTCACGACGTCCCTCACTTCTCCGGCATCCTCATTCACCGAGGCAACACCCCCGACGATTCAGCCGGGTGCATCTTGGTAGGTGAGAACAAAGCAGTAGGTAAGGTGCTCAACTCGACCCCCTACGAAAAACGTATCGTCGAGTTGTGCCAAGAAGCCATTAACAACGGTGAGGACATCACCATAACTATCGAGTAGGTATGGGCAAAATCATGGACGCGCTTAATGTTATCCTGCCGGGTTTCATTAAGAGCAACGCGCAGATAGAAGCAAAGATAATCGACGCGACGGAAGCGTTTGCCGCTTCGGAGGCGATAGAGCGTCAACGGACTTTGGACCTTATCAACTCCGCGCTCGCAAACCAGAAGATCACGACGGTTGAGTACTACCGCCGGAAAGCGGTAGCGTTTCAGAAAGGTGACATCCTCATCTACGACCCGATCAATCAGGGCGGCTACTACGACCCGGTGGACCCCGAATCGCAGATCATCAAGCAAGCGTATATTACAGGTACGTACCCGAATTTTACGCTTCTTGTGAACGCTGTAGACAGCAACGGTCATTTACGTAAACTCGACGCAGACGAATTAGCGTCGTTTAAGACGTATTTCGAAGCGTTCCAGCCGATCGGCATGGAGATTAATATTACCTCGTTGTCGGTTGCCCAAGTGACAGACCCCGGGTTATCAATCTACGTTCGGTCAGGTACGGACGCAGGGGCCGCCGCTTCGGCAATCCAAGCAAACCTTACGGCCCACGAATCGGTGTTACGCACCTCAAATGCCGTCACGCTTACAGAGATCGAGGATGTTATCCAACAGTATTCGCAGGTGGTGGCTGTCGGGTTTGGTAACATCCAAGCGACGGAGCAAGCACTCGACGGTTCGACGCGCACGGTCACACCTGTAAACGGTGTGTTTGACCTGACGAACGGGGCGTTTACGTTCGCTACACCTATTACAACTTCAATGATTAAAGTCTTGCAGTAATGTTTAAATATATTGATATGCCGAAACTCGTCGCGTTTTTCCTGCGCGAGTTTAGCTACCGGAAAGACGGAACGACATCGACGTTATACAAATTTGTATTTTGTCTGTGCCTACCATTTGTTTCGTACACGTTTCGACGTGCTCGTCTGATAGCATTGGCGATAGCGCAATGTACGAACAGCCGGGACCAAATCACGCGATTGCTGGAGAAAATAACAGGTGCGACAATTACCTACGTTACGCTCGACGAAAGCTACTATTTGTCCTACAACGGAACGGGCAATACGGCGGACATCCCGTACAACGTTTTGACCGACCCTATCATGCCCTACTCGACGGTTGCCAACTCGTTGTACATGTACATCCAACTCAACGGCGCGTCGGAGACCGAGGTCCGGCAATACTTACAGCTACTTATCCCGTTTTATGTAAACGTGAATATACGAATCAACGAAAACCCCCCATTCTTAACATTATAAAGGTATGTCTATTCTTAAAATTAATAACGCAAATCCGGGCGTTAAGCGTCCGATTAAAGTAGAGGACCTGCAAGACCTGTGGAGCGGTATTCAAACCGCTTTGGCCACGGGTACCAACAACGCACCTCGTATTATTTGTGGCTTCGACGTTGACACCAGCGGCGACTATTTGACTGCTGGCGTCATCGCGTTTAACGAGAAACTATACGTGTACGACGCCTCTACCCCTATACTGATAGGCTCTGTTTTGTACGGGTCCGAAGTGTCTACGGGTGACACACGTGTGATGGGCGACGGAACGACGCAACTTTTCTCCTACGCTCTCAAAGTCACCACGACAGAGGCGGGCAACGTACGTATTGGTACGGCGACGGTCCAGAACTTGGAGTACTGGAAACGACCCTTAGCTATTCCGGCTGGCTACATTCTTACTCCGATGATCGCGGATGGGGCCATTACCGAGGACCAACTGGCGAACAATTCCGTTCATACCGGCGCAATTCAGGATAAGGCCGTCACGTCCGCTAAAATTGCCATTTACGCCATCTTAGCAGACAATATTGGTAATCTTGCTGTTACGACGGATAAAATCGCGGGTTCTGCCGTCACGACGTGGAAGATTGCAGACGAGGCTGTAACGTTCGAAAAGTTAAAAATAGGAGCGACAAACAAACGTACTGTACAATCAGTCGATATTTCGGGGGCGGGGGGGACATTTACTCTGTCCACGGGGACCATCTTAGGTACCGCTTTTACAACTGTGTCGGCGTCCAGCATAAACGCGGATGTAGACAATTTACCCAAAATGTCATACTCTACTTTAATAGTAACTAACACCACAAACAGTGCAAAAACAATTAAGATTCGAAGATCGGGTCTTACGCTTTTAAACGTTCCTATTGAAGCGGATAAAAGTTTTGAGATTAGGGTCTATCTGGGCTCATCTGATACCACAATCCACGTAACAAAAACCGAAATTACCGCTTACATCTATAACTTATAAACCGTACAACTATGTTAAGAATCAAACCTTTATTCGTCTACTCGAAATACATCCCGTTTGGGCTATTCGACTACATCACCATACTGTGGTGGGTGATTATCAAAATGCACTTCAACCCCGTAAAGCAGGAGTGGGAGAAGCCCGTCATGTCAAAACGATCGGAACGCCACGAAACGTGGCACGTTTGGCAACAAATGTGCCTGCTTGCCCTCGGCGTATTCGCTACGCTCGTCGGGTGTCTCGTTACGTTCAGCGTTGGAGCGATACCCCACTGGTGGGTGTGGACGTTCCCGGTATCTTTCCCGTTAGGTTTGTACGTCTTGTGTTGGCTGATCGAACTCGTGCTACCCCCGTATTCCACCGCGTATAAAGATATTTGCTTCGAGGGAGAGGCCCGGTATCACGAACTCGATACCTCACCCGACTACGTTCCATTTTCATTCCTCCTGTTCATTAAAAATAAGGACTGGAGGAAACTCGGAGAGGAACGATTCGGGAAAGTCAATTAACCGAAACGCCGTCACTACCTATCGTGACGGCGTTTCGATTGTAAGGCTATAAGAAAATTAATATTACGAGACACGTCCTCTATCCGATCTAACACCGAGGCTCGTCCGAGTTTTATAAGTAACTTACCCTGCGTTGAGAGATTTTCATACTCCTCTGAACTGATGAAAGCGTCGAATCGAGAAACGTCTTTGTAAAGTGTTTTTCGAGCGTCACAAAGCTCTTGTACTGGGTAGTAGCAATTCATAATACGTCCAGTATTTCAGGCTCCACTAACAGCACGTCTAATATACAAAGAGTCGGTTGCTGGTAGTCGAAACGTACGTCGTAAAGACAACACTTCTCGCAAACCCTTTGTTCGTCGTTATTCATATACTGCTACTATTTTGGTTAGAGGAATTTCGGAAAAGATAAATCCACGTGTGACAGTTACTACGCTTTCTTCTCGCACCTTTCTTATCACGGAGTAGGCGAGACTGTCTTTACCCAAACGTGTAGCCACGATACATCCGGGCCGCAGAATCTTCTTTATACCGTCGACGGTATAAAAGGGGATTTCTTTAAATACTCTCGAATCGTTTTGCATGATCCTCTTTTGCGTGTAGTATTTTTAATAGTTTCTCGTCTATCGTCCCCTCGGCGATCAGGTGAATCACGCTGACGGTATCACGCTGTCCGGGACGATGCAAACGTTTATTCAACTGAGCGTACAACTCAGCGTCGTAAGTCAGACTGAACCACACCAACACACACCCACCTTTTTGTAGGTTCAACCCATGGCCGCAACTCATGGGATGCACCAGCCCGATAGGTATGCGCCGGGCGTTCCAATCCTCTATGTCGGCGTTGGTCTGTAAGCGACGAGCCGCCGGAAAGGCTTTGAGGAGTTCCGCATACTCGCTCTGGAATTGATACGCCACGAGGATAGGTCCGTCGTGGGTTTCATGCAATTCTCGGAGGGCTTCGATTTTCTCTCTGTGCACCTCTATCCACGTTTCGTGTGAATCGTCGTTATACATAAAACCGGACGCGAATTGCCGTAGCTTCATACCGAGTGAAACTCGGGAAAACGCTACGATATTCTCAGTTGTGCTGAACGCCGACTTGCCTGTTTCTCTCTCGAATTGCACGATGTAGTCTTGTTCGAATTGCTTATACTGCTTCTGACGCATAGCGGGCATTTTCACCCTAACCGTTTTTTCGAGAATCGGCGGTAAGTCGATTTCGTCCGCTACGACGAAAATAAGGTGTCGGCAATCTTCGATCAATTGTGATATGCGTTGGGGGTCGATCTTATAAATCGACACAACGCCGTTTACCTTGTACGCTTCGATCATGTAGCGTCGGCGGAATTCGCCAAGCGTTTTACCGAGTGCCTTACCTCCGTCCAGCAAAAAGCACTGATGCCACAAGCCCTCGTACCCGTTGTGTATGGGTGTGCCTGACAACTCTACACGACAGGGCACCTTGTTGCAGATACGCCGTATCTCTTTACTGCGCTTGGCTTTGTGGTTTTTGAACAACGTGCTTTCATCCATAATCACGACGTCCCAAAACCCGTGCGGCACCTCCTCGATGCGCGTCACGCTATATACGCATATATGGTGTGACGCCCCATCGTTGAGGAACAGCAGTAGGTCTGCGCGATTCTTGCAGTATTTGATGTGTAAACCGAGATTAAACGCTTCGGCTTCCTGCTCCCACACACTACTTGCTACACGTTTAGGACCGACGATTAGGATATGCTTCGCCCTCTCGAAGTAAATCATAGAGACAATAGACGCTAACGTAGCTAACGTCTTACCTGCCCCCATAGGCGCAACCACGAGCACTTGTTTACGTGTCGTGATTGCGTCCACTATTTTTAACTGACGGGGGAGTAACTTAATCATCTTGATGTCCTTGTGCAAGTAAAGCGTAAGTAACAACTACAATCCCGATACAAAGGGTGGCTACTATTATAATATACGTCTCCATTTCACCTACTTCTCTTTAACTTCGAGGGTCAGAGCAGCCACAACGAACACCACAGCGGCGGTAGTAAGCATTACACCTAATACCAACCCAGACGCGAAAATAGCTATCTCACTCATTTTGTACCCTCCCATTCGCTGATAATACCGTCGAAGAAAAGGAGCCAATGACGCAATTGGCTGGTGATGTTCAAAACATCGTTTTCGGTAGTCGGGTCGAACACTTTGTGCTCAACCGCACCGTGGAATTGGTCGATGAGACGGTGAATCTCCTCGGACGTTTCACGGCAGTACGTCAGGCCGTCCGATACCTTGCTTATCTCCAGAATAAGAGAGTACGCCGTGAAATCGGTCATACGGAACAGCGGCAGACCGCCGATTACACGCACCGTCTCGGCTAATTTGTCTGCGCCGTCGCGTAACGTTTTCCACAAATCGTCGAGGAGGAGATGCACGGACCGAAAATTATGGCCGTACGTGGTCCAATGCCGACCTTTTGCGTTGGCCGCGGCTACCTCCAACGTGGCCAGCATGATGTTAAGTTTCTTGATCTGTTCGTCCATAGCTTATACTTTTAATGGTTTGTAATGAATACCCGGATACGTTGTATACGAGTGAGCAAAAATGTCGTTGTAGTTGTCCACTACGACATCGAGTACATACGTTTCGATCTCCCGCAAATGCAACATGCGATGAAACTCGATTTGAATAGGTGTGCACCGCTCACCTGTTGTCTTGGTCTCCACATAGAACGTTCTGCCGTTGTAGGCGTGAACTATGTAGTCAGGTATGCCCTTGTCGGTTAGGGGGTGCATCTTAAATATAAGTCCCCCAGACGTCTTAATCAGCATGCGAAGTCGGTCCGCTACCGCCTTTTCGGTGTAGCGTTTACCCGGTTTAGGGTTGCAATGGTGCACACCTGTGAACTTCTTTTTACGTTTTAAATCATCAATCATCGGATAGAGGATTAAATTCCACGAAACTGTGGCGTCCCGTCGTTGCGTCGATCTCTACGTCCAGCGTGACGACGGGACAATGCACGCTGTTCGCTATTTCGTTTGCTACTAAAACGTCCTCCGGGTCAACGATGACCGCGCGCACCACGGCTCGATGCTCGTCATAGTATTGAATGAAAGTGTCGATATCCGAGGCGTCTTTCGAGATCGTCAATTGACCGCGCGTTGCGAGTTTTTGCACCGCATTGAACGCAAAGTAAGGTTTGCAGGTTGTGTTAAGTATCATAACTCCGACCCTTTTTTATCTATTACTCGTTGTAAGTACCTCTTACGAACTCGGTAAACTAACGCTTGCGATACGTTCAGTTGCCGACAGATATACGAAACGTGTGCGTTCTTCTCCACCATCAGTTCGATAGCTACTCTTACGCACTCCCACCAGCACGTAGGCATGACGCTTTCCCAGAACATCGAATCGTTTAACCGTCCCATGAGGATGGCGTAGACCGATTCAAAATTTTCTTGCGTTGCAATCAGAGATAGAGACGTAGTGGGGTACGAATAGTAGTAGTACCGGACTTTCGAGAAACTGATCTCGTTTTCGATTAACGCCGTCGTGGCGGATAACCGGCCCGTAATATCTCCTCTGAACCGTTTACTTTCGGGGTGACAAAGACGGCGAATAGCCCATGCGTACATCCCCGCTTTTCCTTGTACCATGAGGCGTTCCATCAGATCGAGGTCTGTGCTGAACTTCTCAAACTCGTGTTGAACCAACTCTATAAGTTTCATTTCTTTTTCTTGCTTTTAATGCGCTCCCAAGCCAGCGCGCTCCCATAACAACCGAATCGTTTTTTATAGCCTGTTTGAATAAATAATCCTGTTCGACGAATAGCTTCGGCCACACGCTTTCCGTTCATAGTAGTCATGTCTCGCCGATCGTATTCAAAAAACTCACGTGCCACCTCCTGCGTACATATCATCTCACGCGGTGCGCCAGTCCATCGAGCCTCGCCGTCGTTGTAATACTGCTTGTGCTCGAACGTATCTTTCGTGTACCAGTCCTCCGGGACGGGCATTAGTAGGTAGTCCATAAGCGCGCCTAACTCCAAGTCCTCGGTTTTGTGGACAACACGTTGTAAACGCGCCTCTGCTTCGGCGGCGTCTGATAATACAGGTAAGACGCCCTCTAAGTAGTAGTGCATAGCCTCGGCCCAATACATGTCCACACGTTCGAGAAAACTTTCATCATGAACACTCACCCTTACGTTCTCGCTGTTACAGACCATACCCCACCAACGTCGCCCCTCCTCCGCGGGGTCGTCCAAGAAAACCATGTCATTCGACGAAGCAATAAATACGCATTGTCGTTTGTACGTTTTCGTGTATTTGAGGTACGCCGCACGGTAGCGATCAGACCCTTTGGTGATAAACGCTTTACGGCTATTCGTGCTTCTCTTTTGTACGCCGTTTAACTCTGGTATCTCCATCAGCCAAACACCACGTAACTGTTCGTACGCCTCCTTGTTACCCGTGAACGTATAGAACGTATCGGAGCCCCAAATCTTCGCCATACGACGAATGAATTTCGACTTACCAAGTCCCTCCTCCGACACCAAAACAGGTACGTAGTCCATTTTGGCCGCAGGTATGAACACGCGCCGTACCGCTCCGACGAAAAACTTAACCCCGATCTCACGCGCGTACAACGTGTCCGGTACGCCGAAACAGTCTATAAAAATAGTGTCGAGTCGTTTAATGCCGTCCCATTTCAGCGAATTAAGGTAGTCGCGTATAGGGTGGAACTCGTTCTTGTGCTCGATAATCCTCAAAGCGTCATCGAGTACCGGACGCGAATCAAAACCATACTTTTCGTCAAAATGCAAGCGGAGGTAACTCTCGTCGGTGTCCGTCATTTCGAAATTCGGTTTAACGTTTTTGCAGTCCTCGTCCATCGGCACTATGTCGATCGTTCGCCAATAAGGCACACGCTTAAGAACGGGTGCTTCGGTAAACATATCGTAAGCGAAGATGTCTTTCAGGTCCGGGTCGTATTCGAGTATAAGCAAAGCGTTTTTAAGCGACTTAATAAGGTTCCCCTTAGCGTCGATTTCTAAACGCTCATTAAGTATCGCGCGAGCCGTTTCATCCGTCATCGAATCTAAGGTGAGCCGATGCGGCTTGTTGGTGTCTGGCTTTATGCCCAGCGATTCACACAAGGCCGCCATAGCGGCTTCGCCGGACGGACCCGACCCGAATTTGTATAAACGGACGGCATCGTAAGCGTTATGGCACCTACCTAAAAACTGGTCGGAACTGTGATTGGAGTAGAGAAATTTCTCCTCGTATATCACACCTCCACCAAACGTGGTAGCGCCGATAAGCGTGTATCGCCCACTCGGCTCCGGTCTCCAGACGTCAGACAGGTACGTTTCGATGGCTTCACGTATCGTAAACATTTTACAGAAAGCCCCGATTATACCGCCTTTCAACAAGGGGTCTTGTACTTGTATCTTCTCCGGCACGCCTACTTTTGTGAGATCGCGCCACGTATCTCCGTCGCCTATGATCTCAGAGACGTCGAGCGGTTCGCCCTCCCCCTCCTCGAAAAAATACTCTGCATCTTTCGGGATGCTCGGTAGGAACATTACACGGTTGAAGTCAAACGTCGCAACGTCGAGAGGGAGATTAAACTTTTCGTGCAGTATGCGAAGCACCGCCCCGTATTCGTCCGCAACGACGATTCGATTAAGCGGAGCCACAACCCTGTATCGCGGCTCCTTTGGTGTGGAGCTATGCGTAGAATGGAGAACATAGGTATGTCCTTTGAGCCACTCCCGAAGTACGTTTAATGTTTCCTCAGACGCTTCGTCGATGTCCAAAGAGAGTAATTGACGATAAGCGACTTTTCTTCCCGTAGCCAAACCACCTATGAAGAAACCGATATCTTTAGCTTCTACACGTTGGGATTTGGTCATTTCTGAGTACTCCTCCAGCGTTTCGGCTGTTCGTTGAACGTTTTTTAGACGTTCAACGATCTCGGGCCACTCCAACTTTTTTTGAGTTGTGGTACGAGCGGAGCGTTTAGCACCAAATGCAATATCGTAAACAAACATTCGTTTTTTTTTTTTTACGATTCTCTTACAAAACTATACGTCAAAATTTCATCCTTGTACTCCTCCGCTCCGAGTAGGAGTGGGCACGTTTTAGAGTTGAAACGATCGCAGTTAATGCGTAAGGAGCAACCCTCACAAGGCACGTCATAGTCGAACTTCTTAGCGACATGAACCCCCCGTCGATAATTATTTTTAAGTCTTTCATACCTATTTAATATATCGCTTGTTAGTAAATCCGTCTCCTTTAATCACGAGCCCCGGTGCCCACGTCGGGGCAACGCGCATCTCGTCGAGTAAGAACTCGCACGCTCTGTCGGTTGCATCCGCCAAATACCAAACCTCGTCGTGAACGGTGCCGATACACTCGAAGCCGTATTTCGTTTCTACGCGGCGCATAATGTCCATAAGTACGTCACGAGCAATTGCTTGTACCACGTTCTCGGTAAGAACGCCGCCCCATATCTTCGTGGTTATGCCGTACGAACTACCACGTGAGTAGTCCCGATACAATATCTCACCGTCTGCCGCGATCACCGTTTGGCGGTAATACAAACCTCGGCCACTCGGCAAGCCAATATACATGGTGCGCCCGTCAAACTTAAAAACGATCTCCACGGGGCCAAGCGTTACACGTTGCACCGCGCGGGAGTATGCACTTCGAAACGCACGTTCCAACGTTCGCCACAATTGGCAAACCTCGGGGTTGGCGTTCCGCCACCGATCGACTATTTCCCGCACTTTAGCGTCGCCCTGTTGGGCGTAAAAATCAGGTGCGACGCGTGCGATCGCTCCGGCACCGCCTCCGAAACCTAACCCAAGTTCGGCGCACTTACCCATCTGCCGCTCGGGCATCGACTTATCCACGTGCGGTAGCCCAAACATACGCTCTGCACTACGCGAATAAATATCCTCCTCGTTTGCAAAAGCCTCTTGCCGCCATTTGCAACCCGCCAGCCACGCTGTGATACGAGCCTCGATTTGGGATAGGTCAGCGCACGTAAACATCTGCGATCTTTGGGCGTGTATACACAAACGAAGATGTTGGCGCAAATGGTCGTAGTCACGCACGTTTGATAAGTCGTCGCTTACCTCGGAGAGAATACGGGGGAAGTTTTGCGCCTGAACGCCGCGACTACTCCACCGTCCGGTATGCGCACCGAACCCGACGAACTCCCCGTGGAGGCGAAAATCCGCACAAATGCGGTCTCGGGCAGATTCAATTTTCGAAAAGGCGGCCCCTGTCGCTTGATCTCGCAGGTCCAAAATAGGGTGTGTTACCCCTCCCCTTTCTTTCTTGTTGAGGCTCTTCAAAACGACCCCGTTGGCCGCTAATGCCTTAAGGACTTGGGGGGTGGACCGCAGGTTAGCGATTCCATACTCTGCCAACGCTTCCGCACCTGCACGTTTTGAATAGTCGTCGGCCATCTCTTTAATCTTAGTGGCCAGTTGCAGATCGAACGGTATGCCGTTAAAGTTCATCATAAACGTGAACCGCATGGCGTAATCTTCGAACTCAGGGAGCGGCTTCATCTTATGGTAGCATTCACGCATAACCTCCGTGTCTACGCGTGAGTACTCAATAAAACGATCTCGTTCCTCCGGATAGTCGTCCATTTCATTATAGACAGTGGGCGTGTCCTCCCCAAACAATTCGTTCGGGTCGGCTTTAGCGGCCAAACGTTTCGGTGCCGAGAAAAAGTGCATTTCTTCGGGGGACGCCTTAGCCCCCGTACCGAGCACACCCGCAAGGTCTGCAAGCGCACGCGGATATCCGTAATAAGCCGCTTGGTATGCTGTATCGTGCCAGCCTTGGTAGGGGTTGTTGCACACGTTGTCCAAGTCTACACCAAGAACGTATTTTGCAATAGCCATATCGAACTCAGCGTTATGCGCTACTTTCAAAATGTCCGGGTCCTCCATCATCTCAATGATCTGCTCGGGTACCTCGCGGCTTACCTGTACGGGTCCCGAATTAAACGCATAAGAGATAAGAAGTATCTCGGTCGAGTGGTGCGTCGCATATTTATGCGCGCCAACGTCTTTTAGGTTTAATTCGCTACGCGTTTCGAAGTCAAAGAAAAGTATATCCATATCAGTAAATGATTTGTACGTGGTGCCGTTCCGCCCGGCGTGTCTCCACTCTATGCCACGTTCCCGCACAACTACTTAATTAGGTGTGTGCGCAACCCTAAAACGGTAAGTCACCTTTATAGTAACCCGTATCGCTTCACTCGAAGTCGATGTAATCGTCCACGTTGTTCGACGCTCCACCGATACGCTCGCCGGGGGCTACACGTACCAATGCGTGGATGTTCGCGCCTATGCCCTCAGCGGTCGGGTTCTTGTACGTCCAGAACGAAACGTTACATTTGATGTAGTCGCCGTCGCCCAGTTCCTCGTCGGAAAGGCTTTCAACGTCTACGCCCGGGAGAGGTACGCCGTTAGTAATGTGGCGTTTCTGGGTGTCACACACGATCGGGCGGAACTGCCGCGACCCGACTTTGAGAATCATATACCCGCGAAACGCTTCCTTGCCCGATTCGTCGGCGTACTCGTCACCGTCCTGCCAGCAGTTGTTTTTCGGGTTGATACCCTTAGGGGTCTGTTTCGAAAACCCTTTGTTTTTGAGTTCCTGAAACGCTTCTGCGAACTTCTCGTTCAACTGCGACATCTTCTCGGCGTCGTTTTTCGGCACGAGAATGATTGCGTTATACTTGGGTTCGCCCTCCGAACCTTTTACGCGTTTCTTTTCGAACAACCCCGCAGGGTACACGACACGGCACGTAGGTGCGCCTTTAATTTGAAATCTTTCCATAGTTGTTTTTGTTAGAAATGGCTAATTTGTGAAACGTTTTATAATCTGTCGAGTATTTCGCACATGCGGCGAATACTTTTCTCTTGCTCGTCGAGTATCTTGTCCATGCGGTCTAATGACCGTTCCAAACGTGTTTTCTCGGGTTTGTTCTCTGTCTTTGATTCGATCGAAGCGTCTTTTTCTCTCGTCTCTATAAGGAGACTCGAGCACTCGTCGGTGGACGTAAAATCACACGTTTTGTACGCTCCGCACCTCGCGCAATGCGCGTGTAAAAATTTAATCGGTAAAATCTTTTTCATCTTTATTAGTTATTAATTGGTAATCTCTTGCATGAAATTCGAAACATAGCATCGTACGACCCTCCGTCTTAACGTATATGCCGTACGGGTACTCTCCCTCCAAACAGCAACATCTACGTTGCGTCGCAATAACTCCTCCCGGGTCCTTAAATGCAGGATGGCACTTTATGTGTGACTTCACCCGCACGCGTTCACCCACATGATCGAACGGGTTTATTATTTTTTCTCTGCGTGACATTCAGGTAACGGGTTTATTATTTTTTCTCTGCGTGACATTCAGGTAACGGGTTTATTACGTTCGCAATTGTACAAAGAGTAAGTAACCGCTCTACGTTTGCGTGGTAGTAATACGTGCTCTTATGAATCAGCGTCACCGGGTCCACATACCTTTTTTCTTTCGTGAACCCCGCACGTGTAAACAACGATTCGAGGTAGCTGATGTTACAATGGTTCTGAAATGATTTGCGGCGGTGGTACTCGTCACGGGGTAACGGCGTATCGTCGTCCGAAATATAGCAGTCCAATATATCCGTCTGCGTAAGCGTGTTATTGCACTCAATATAGACGTGATCGTATACGCGTTTACGTAAGTTCTCTATTACTACCTCCTCGTTAACGATCTGGCAAAAGTCGGTTAACCAGAGTATGCGCGTTTCGTCTCCTCGATCAGGTACGCACGTAATGTCAAACCCTACACACGGAACGTCGTGCTTCAATTCAACGGGTATGACGTAATACGTTGCTCCGATGTCCCGCCTTAACGTTAAGGGGTCGTTAGGGGTTAAAATATTAAACCCCATATAAGGCCACTTTTCCTGCAATTTGGCCGCTGTTGCCGCCGTGGCATACAGAGGTATGCCCCCTAACTTCGAAAGAGCCTTTGTATGGTCTGTGTGGCTGTGGGTAAGCAATATCGCTTCCCCTCTCGGGTTCCCCGATAATCCGGCGTCGATGATCAAAAAATCGTCGATAACGGTCATATTGCCGCTACTACCCGTCCCGTATATTTGTACGTTCATGCTTTAACGTGCTTTTCGCATACCTGATATTGCCGCTTTGATCGCTTCGACGTTGCGTGCTTCGATCATCGTGAACAAGGTTTGTACTAACTTGTGTCGCAACGTACTCGGTACGTACGTATTTTGTAACGATTGCGCGAGGTCCTCGCCTCCCCGTGACGGGTCAACGTAACGTAACTCCATGACTGTAAAGTTACGTAAATCGTCCACGTTTTCAAACAACAGATCAACGAACAGATACCCAGCAAACCCTATCATACCCTCTTTTACGGGTACGTCTTGGGCTTTGTAAAGAAGAGCCGCCACAAGCGAGTACAACGATTCTCCCGTTTGTATACGCATGATCTGCCCCGCGTACGATGCGCCACCAAACGCGAATTCTTGGTATTCGAGCGGCGTATAGTTAAAACGTACTGTCGTTTGGATATAGTTGGCATGAACACGCATGCACAAACGTATAGACGTCATTTTCATAGTAAACCGTATTTTTCTGCTAACCGTTTCAAACGTTGTAACTCCGACGTTTCGGCGCATAGTTTGTCCATAAACTCAGTTACAATATTGCTTGTGTACATAGTAATAATCATACGTGACGTAAAACTTTCACCATACCGCACGACGTACTCTGGGCCCTCACGCGTCACCGTGCCTCCTTTTCGTTGCAACTCTTCTGCCTGCTTGCAAAAACGTTGAACAACTAACGGCAATTTGGACCACAAATATTTTTTTCTTACCTGCTCGCTAAGCGTACTTACCTTTGTTACCAGCCATTCGGGTGTCGCTCCAGACTTGGGGTACTTTATTACTCGCGTACCCTCCGTAAACGTAACTTTGACGCTGGCGGAATTTAAGATTGCGCTCTGAACGTTTGGTATTGTAACGTCTAATCGGTCATTCGTTTTTGTATACTCCGCTCGGCTTTCCGGGCTCGCGTCCACAAAAATCGGATTGCCGCGCATAGCGTATAATATCTTCATGTTATCGCCAGTATTCGTAAATCTCGCCGTCGTACTCCACGATGATTTTATGCGCCCGCACGTCGATTCGTTGATTTCGCATTACGTCTTTGATCGTTAATTGACGTATGGTGTACGATCGTCTTTCGGAACCGCTTTTAAACCCGCCTTGATACGCGGCCATAGCTACGGCAACGGTTAGGCCCGTAAAGGCGATACACGTTGTGACAACCGCACAAACTGTGTTTTGTGTAATCGTTTTCATATCTCCGATACGATTTGTGAGTTTTCCGAATGCAGAACCTCGGTGCCGCTTTTAAACCAATACCCGCCGAGGACAATTACAATATCGCTTATTGTGTTAGCGTTAGATTGCGTCCCGAACCGAGCGGATTTTTTGATACGGTCGGCAAACTCCTGCGCGCTTACCTCCTCCCCCGGTTCTACCAAACGACCGTAAGCCTTTGCGATATCGGGGGCGGTGTCTCGCACCGTTTGCAGGACCTCCGCACGTGCAACGGCTTTAAGCGTGCATATCATGGTGCTGAGCGAACATACTTCGTCCGCTTCTTTCATACGGACGGTGTCGAAACGACCGGGGAGGCTAAGCGTTTCCCACGATTTTATCGTGGGCCGCTGTACACCGTTCTCCGGACCCGGGTTATCGAAATTGCCGTTCTCGGCATACATGCGGAGCAACAGCGAGATGTCGAAACGTTCACGCACGGCTTTGTACGTGTAGAACGTGGCGAATTGGAGAAAATAATCGTCGTGCAGTTTCGATGTGTTAGCGAGATACTCCGCACGTGTAATCAACTGATTCATAGCTCAAACGTTTTAATATAGTCGCACTATTGCGATTCGTGCCCGTACTATCGTCGCCGACTACACCCCGCACGTACGAAAGCGAAATAAACGTGCGTATGATACGGGCAAACCTATTAATTTACTTTCCCGGGATTGCCACCGAATAACGTTTTTAAGAACCCAGTAAAGGGGTTGTCTTGGGTTTTAGCCGCTTCGGCCTGCTCGTCGAGTAGATCGTCGAGTAGATCGTATAGACGCTGGAATTTGATACCCAGACAGAACAGCAGAACGTCCCGCGCGGTTATCTTCGTCTCGTCCCCGGCAAGGTGTTTTGCGAAACTTACGAGGCGATCGACCGTTACGGAAAAACGCATAATATCGCCGCCTTGGGTCATAATGTCGTACACCACCTCCGAAAAACGATCGGATAGATTTTTGCGTACTCCGTCGTAAGGATCAGCGAAACGCTTGGACACCATGTCGATAAAAAAATCGTCAGTTGCTACGTCCGGCCTGTCCGGTGCGGCGTCCCAGTCTACCGCCTTAAACTCGTTTACGAGTTCCTCGATGCTCTCTTTCAGTCTCATTTTAATTAACTTTAAACGTTATAAGGTTCACTATTTCGTCAATTCCCTGCACGCTCTCCGCGTTGTCCACGAGGATAGGGGCCGTATATGTCAACCCGCGATTGTCTCGCGCTGTTACCATCATGCGCACGCACAACTCTATGCGTTTGCCCCGGTTAACCGATTTAAGGGGCACACCGTTGTAATACAATTCGATTTGCGCACGCCCCCCGGTGCGCATCTCCATACCGTCGGGCAACTCGGCCGCTATCGCCCGCTCGTCCGCAAGTCGTGCCGACGTTTCGAGCGTTGCGATCTCGTCGCGTAACCGTACGACGTCCTCCCGGGCACGTTTTGCAGACTGTACGATATACTCGGCTTGCTGTATATCTTGGGTCTCCTTGCTGTATGCGTTACGTTTGTCCGCAATACGCATATACTCTTCCTTACCTGTTGTCACCAAAAGGTCCGCGTCTGTGACCTTTTGCCGACGCTCGCGCATAACGTCGTCGGGGTAGGGTCGGTGGCACGTGGGGCACGCCTCTTGTACTCCGTTGTTGGACGTGATTAATGCCGCTTCGTACTTCTCGGCGAATAAACGTTCTGAAAGGGTCAACGGTTCTACGGTTCGGGTGGGCACCGTTACGAGCGTTAAGGCGAATTGCTCGGCCTGCTTGAGATCGGCGCGCGCCTTTTTGATCTGCGCGCGGAGCGCGGCGGCCTCCCCGCCATCGTATACACCTGTTGCGGACAAGAAGCGGCGCAACTGCTCCGAGGTCATCGACGGGTCAGTCAGTGTGTTGACATTCGCCAGCGAAGCACAAAAAGGTATATCAATATTTGATTGCGTGGCGAACGCTTCGAAATCTGTTTGTGTCATCGCGTCGCCGTCTACGTACAACTGCGTACTTTTTGCGGTGAGCGTGCGCCGGATGACGCCGAACGGCCCGAAGCCCCGTAATATCACTTGCGTGTCGGCGTCCTCGCACGCATTTACATTTCTTGCGAGAAACCCGGATAACGTTTTACCCGTTAACGCGAATACGTACGCGTTTATTATAGTAGTCTTACCGAACCCATTCGGCGCGGCCACATTGTTTAACTCCGTAGAAAAATGACCCTCGAACCCGCCAAAGGCATAGATATCAATAAACATAATTTTTCATCGTTTTGAGGCCGTCCAGCGGCGGGCGGTATAATTATATTTAAGGTAAAAAGATCGGCGACGGTAGGACACGAATGCTACACCCGTAAGCCCCGGCACGAATGAAACGGCGTACCTCGGTTCTTCTAAGACCTTGCACACGTACTCGTCGATAGGCTCGACCTCATCGGCCCGCCCGTCGGGTGCGAAGCGGTTAAACGCTTCCCCTAATGCGATCACAATATCCGTGTTACTGGTTTTTACTGCCATGCCTCGCGCCCCTCCTCGACGATTCGCCGGGCAACCGTTCCGGCAGCCCTTTTATAGTCGTCCCATAGCTCACTATCGGTGTAGCTGTCGGAGTACCCGGCCTTTTTGTATTCGTTGCGTACCTGCTCATAATATACGGATAAATTGCCGTATTGGGCGATATTGAAATCCGGTTCTTTGGGGAACTCCTTGACGTACCTTTTGACCTCGTCGAATCCTATACGGTCGGGGTCTACCATCATCTCGGCAATGCCCTGCATCAAGTTGTTGCGCTTCCGGTTGCGGCTAAATCTAATCGTTTTCATGGTTTTAAGTATTGCGGCAGACGCTTATCCGCCTTGTTTGTGGTGTGCGGAGGGTTCGCCCCTACGCCGATATAATCACGCCCGCACACCTATTTTTGTGCCTATACGGGGTCGCCGATCCTGAACTATTAAACGCGACCCGCATAGGCGGCGCACCTACTCGGCTTTGTCCGGGTCGATGCCCATAGAGATAAGCAAGTTACGCAGACGCTCGGCCTCGTTCATCGCTTTCTCGGCCTGCTCTTTGAACATAGCCGCGCTTACGCGCTCACGCTGGGCTTTCTCGGGCAGGTTGAACGCCTCGACGATCGTAGCGGCGGCCTCAATTTCGCTCTCCAGATCGGCGGCTTTCTGCGTCGCCTCGGCGAGCGCGTTCTTAGCCTCCTCGACAGCCTTAGAGGCGGCCTCGCGCTTCGATTCAGCCGAAGCGATCAGAGCGGCGGCACGTTTGGCGGCAACCTCTTCGGCTACCTCGGCGGGAATCTCTTCCGGCTCTACGACGGTCCGGCGCATCTTCTCGATCTTCTCGCCCCTTTCGTCAAGTTTGGCGTTGCCCTCGTCGTCCTTGACGGTCTCCATCGTCGCACGGAAAAACGCCCCGGTACGCTTTTCGAAGTTGAGACCGTTTGCCATCAGAAGCGGCAGACGTGCGCGGAGGATAGCGGCGGCTTTCTGCTCGACAGCGGTCTGCTCCTGTGCGTTCTCGATCTCGTTGATTGCATTTTCGTTTTTCATGGTCGTAAATGAATTTAGTTATTAATAGGGTGAATTAGTGGCATGACGTGAATTCGCTTCTACACCAACCCGTCTGGGCTTCGGGTTATGTCGGCATACCTTATTATTAATACAGTTGGTATATAACAATCGTTTTGCTCTCCGAGGGAACGAATACGGTGGCGTGGGCTACTGCGTTATACGCTTTGTTAAGAGCCGCTACCAACTCTACGCCCTCCGCGTCATCGGTGTACACGCATGCAAGAGTGCCCTCGGGTATCTCGCCCGTCAGCGAAATTGCACCCTCTCCGAACGTGCCGGGCGTTACGCGGGTCGAATAGTCGCTACTTTCGATAATACGGTACCCCGCGGGGCTAATCGAGTTCGTCCAAATCGTTGTAAGGAAATCCGTTGCTTTCATAGTTTCTAAGAATTTTAAATATTTCACTCGTTTTAAGTACTAAAGGGCTTCGCTATCTCTCCCCCTTTTCGTTACACAAATATACAACGTTTTTTCCACCCGTCCAAACGTTTTACAAAAAAAGATTGTTCTATACGTCCTAAAAAGTACCCTAAATTGGAACTACTGCCGTAACATCGTGATTTTCAGGGGGTTACACTCGGCATACCTTTTTGGGGTGGGGCGAAGCCCTTCAAAATCTCGTAACTTATTGATTATCAGGCGTTTCGACGATCTCTTACCTTGCGGACTACTGGCTCATTTCGGCCCTAAGTGGCTCAAATCGCCTAAAAATGGCCTTTACGGGCATGCTCTTATAACATACTTTAAATCAATGCGTTATAATAGGCTCTAAATCAATGCGTTATAATAGGCTCTAAATCACTTCGTTATAAAACACGTTTTGCAAGTGCTTACTAATCAAACCTTTACAAGCGTGGGCAAAAGAAATGACCCGTTTTTCCGCCTAACCGATTGATAACCACCGCGTTATGACGTTTTTCGGCGTGGTCAAACGAAAATGCCGTTTCACCGATGTAAGTCGTTGATAACCACAACGATAGACCCCAAATCGCGGTGGGGCATTTGTAGGGGCCCGGTTTCGATTGCAAAACCCTGTAAACCAGTACGATAGAGCGGCGAAACGGCGAAAAATGGGCGGGAACTTACGAATAGGTTTCATCTCTGTAACGGCTTGTAAATCAATACGTTGTGCAGGAGGGACGTGGGCAAGAAGTGGGCAAATAAAAACGTTGATTATCAGGCCGTTAGGGCTGGTTTGGTAGTAAAATAATATAGGTAATATATGAAATTCTTCCCACGATCAGATAGGCAAGTAAACCGGATCGAAATGCCTCTTGCAAGGGATGTTTCTATAAAAAGTTTTGGACGTGCTTTTCTGTTGACCAAACATTCGATTTTGATAGGTAAGCCGTTGATAATCAAATAGTTGTTTTGCCCACTCGGGGGCGCTTCATTGTCCCACTTTTTCGACCCCGGAAAGGAGAAAAAACGTAAATACAGCCCGACGGCTCGACGATCTCCGAAGCGGTGGATAATCTACCTAATTGATTGAAAATCATCGAAATTTGGGCCACTTCCCGGCGTCTCGGCGGCTCGGCGGAGCGGGGGGTGCATGGTCGGATTTTTGAAAAGTCAGAAATCGCATCGCCGAATAGGGCCTATCGCACGGGGGGGGTGCACCCCCACTTATTTAAGAATTTTAAAAACTAATCGGAGAGCCGTCGAATCGCTGACCCGAACGTTTCGACGTGCCGACGCTTCGCCGAATCGCCGAGCCAACGCAACGTGTTCGGAGGGGGTGACTTTGCGACTGCTCGGCGGTTCGTCGTCTCGATTCTGAGGCAAACAGGCGGCACGGGGTCTCGGCGCTGACCGACCTCCGAGACGCAGAAAAATTTTTTAAAGAAAAATCGAAAAGACGAAACGTTTGCTCGGGTTCCAACAGAAATATCACGAAAAGACGTTGAAACGGCTCGATTATTGGCTCGAAAAGCCGACCCGGCGACAAAACTCACCCACAAAAGGTACGTCAGACGTAAAATCGGTAAATCTAAGAATTTGCAAAAAGACCTATTGCAAATCTCGAAAAATTTGTTATCGCGCGTGCACGCGAATATATTATAGGTATGCTGTATAAGAATTTGAAAAAAAAAAGTGAGGCGAGATTTGGAAATGCGGTTGAAATTTTGTATCTTTATCGCAGGAAGCAGAAGTAGTACGACCAGATGAAGAAGATTCAGAAGCGGTTAAACGACCTGACACGTTTAATTCTCGAAGCGAAAGACCCGACCTCTGAGGAGTGTGCGGCGTATATCGCTGAATTGAAGATGTTGCGTGAACTGATCGCTACGTGGAAAGCGTTTGGCACGGCGGAAGATTTCGTATTTGACGACGAGACCGAAACGCGCGAAAAACGTACCGCCGCCGGGTCGTGGGAGTAGATATGCGTGCGGCTTCCCGTAAACAGGTATGACCACGAAAATAAAAATAACGGAGAAGCAGGAAGTGGCCCTCGATCTTATGGACAATAAGATTCAGGACCTCATTTTGCTACTCGGTGGTTCGGGGTCGGGTAAATCGTTCATTGCAGTCTATAAACTTATACGTGATTCCTTGCGGCATAAAGCCCCGTGCTTAATTGCACGTGACAAGTTGATCGACTTAACGACGGGTATCATAGATCAGGTGGTCCCCGTTATCCTGCAAGCGATCGCCGTTGCAAACGGAGCCGAGAGGTGGGACACGTGGAAGATCGACGGGATGAAGTTCGCCGTGTGGAGTGACAAGCATACGAAGCTGTCATTCGCTACCGGCGGGTACATCAGGTTTGGTGGTTTGTCGAAACGTGACTTGTCGGAGAGCGGTTCGGACAAAATACTTTCGCCGTCGTGGTTGCATATTCTGGTGGAGGAGGTGTCGGAGTGCGATTGGTCGTCGATTGAGCTACTTATCACACGTTTGAGGCATCACACTCCCGGAGTGACGAATAAGTTCATAATGACGGAGAACCCGCCGTCGATGTACCACTTCACGTATCGGCGGTTCCTGCAAAACAGGCGGGAAGACGGTTCGACGCTTTCGCATGACGAGATGGCCAGACAGGCGCACCTCTTTATGCAACCGAAAGACAACAAGGAGAACTTGTCGAAAGACTACATACGTAACCTATCAATGCTGACCGGAGCTAACCGCGAACGTTTTTACGAGGGTAAGTTTCAGGACAGCGAACAGGGCGAGATATTTAAGAAGATAACGTGGACGCGTGAGTTGCCGCGACCGGAGGACTGGGAGAAGTTAATCATCTACACCGACCCGACCCCGCTTACAGGTAAGGAGCACAGCGTTTACGCCGACTACAAAGCGAGCGTGTTGATGGGGCTGTTTGATGGCATTTCGTTTGTCATCGACGTTCGAATCATTAAAGGCTCTACGTTGGACATGTTGCAAAACATGAAGCAACTTTGGGACGTCTCGCCGAACCAATCCATAACTGAGTTGTGGATGGAGAAGAAGCAGGTGCCGTCGGACTTTGACCAAGTGATGAAACGTTTCGCTACGATGACCGGGTGGATGTGTCCGATCATGTACGATACGCGAATCTTTGGGGATAAAAAAGGTGCGATCGAAACGTTCCTCGAACCGCTGTTTGAGACAGACGCGATACAGTTCAATGAAGCGTTTCGTGATACGGACAGAGGACGGCAGACGCAGTTCCAGATACTCAAGTTCTCACGTAAAGTGAATAAGAACTTGCATGACGACATCCCGGACGCGATTATGCGGGCCGATACCAAAATGAGAGGCAAGGGACGCCGCCACCGTGGGACGAACAAGACGCTTGTCGCTTTGGTTAAACCGGGGTTCGTAATTGACGATAAGGTAGCAAAAAGTACAACAACCGTTTTTGACAGGGGCGGTAAATTTATATCCTGATGGAACAAGTACAAGCATATACGGAGGAGCAGTTGAAAACGGCTGGCTGGGTATTCGAAAAGGATAGCCAGCCCGACCCGACTATGCCTCGCTATGCGTTTGTTACTATGACCGACGGGTCAGCAACTCTGACCGAAGACGACAAGGCGATTCTTGCTTCGTGTGACGGGCTATTCTTACGTGGTACAGGTCTTGGTGAGACGCCGGGCCGGTGCTTCTCGCCGTATAGTCTACCAAACGGCCAGGTACGATGGTACGCCGTTTATGGCCCAGACTCTTTACTGTATTTAGTACAATCATATACGGGGGTACTCAGTATAATCGGCAAGCATAGCATTTCAGACCCGAGCGCAGTTAGGATTACCGCACAGTCGCTCGACGACGCACAAAAGAAGCAGGCGTGTAATAACATTGGTGCTGTTTTTGCAGGTGACAATTTAACTCTTAACGTCATACGTCTCACGAAAGACGAAATTATAGCGGGTGCACCGAAAGACGAAGCGGACAGGCTGAAACGTATAAACGCACACGTTATCATAGGGGACAGCGGGAGACCTTATTTTAAGGGCTCTAGCAATGGTATTTCGTGGCAGTTTTATAGCGTATCGTTTAATTCCGCCCTTTATATCATTAACATGAATATGACGACAGGTGTGATAACGGGAGGAATTACTGCGACACCCGATGGCTCTGTACCGGGAGATTTGAGGGATATTAAATCGATTACCTTTGCATCTGTCCAAAATATTTCAAATACCCAAAAGGCAACCGCGAGAGGTAATATGAACGTTAAAAGCGTTGATGAATTACTGGCAGACGACGACTTCATCACGCAACTAAAAACCAAACTCGGGTTGTCATGAGACTGATACTCGCGTTGTTTTTGTGTTTGACCTCTTGCACGAAAACAGTCTACGTCCCGGTCGAGCGGACACGAACGGTGACGGTGACAGAACGTGATACGGTAGTGAACGTGAAACTGGAGAAAGAGGTCATACGGGTCAAAACGAGGGATACTATTGCTCACGCAGAGACGCGCTACGCATTTGCGTCGGCCCGGTGGAGCGCGGAGCGTGAGCAGTTAGCCCTCAACCTTGAGAACAAACAGGTGAGCATACCCGTGGAGACAAAGTACATAGAAACGGTTAAGGTTGACAGCATCCCGTTTCCCGTTGAGGTACCCGTCCCCGTAAGGTATGTCGCTTGGTACGATAAAGTGTTGCATTGGTTGGCTGGTGCGTTTGGGATTTATGTTATTCTACGACTTTTATTGAAACGTTTCGTATGAACGAATTTATGCAAATTTTCTCGCTCATATTCGGGGTGCTCGGTGGTAGCGGGGCGTTAATCACGTTCTTGCTATACCGCAAGCAACTCAAGCGTTTTAAAAACGCCGAAGCGTTTGAGAAAGAGGTAGAGGCTCTCAACAAAACGGTTCTTATTCTCCAACATCAAGTGGAGTGGCAGGGCAAACAAATTGAGAGTATGCAACACACTATCGGAGAGAAAGACGCGTACATTGCCCAGCTAACCGCCGATAAGCACGTTTTGGAGGTTAAGCACGCAAAGAACAAGGGAGCCATTAATCGGGCCTACGAGTGTACGTTATGTAACGACAAAGCGGAGTGTCCGGTACTTAAAAAACGTGCAGAGAACGAGGAAGAGTATTTGCAAAAAATAGAAAAATACGATGAACGGAGGAGCAAATAACCCCGGTACCGTACGTATCACGGTAACTCCGAACGGGTCAAATCCTGTACAGCTTTCGAAATACGAGGTCGATAATATCGTTCGATGCGACAGGTTGGAGATGATCGAGCTCAACGCCTCAACTGGTGCGGTCGAGGCCCGAGGCGTATACTACCCTAACACCGCGTTTACGGGAGAGGAGAGCGTTCCCAGTACGCTCGAACTTTTCGCCGTCGGAACGGCCACGGAAGAGGGGCTGACGATTAACAAGGTCGTCATCGACACCGCTACAAACAAGCTGACCACAGGCTCGTTTACTTACGCGCCTAAAACTGAGAGTTAATGTATACGACAGTCGTACAGAAAACCGTATCCGACCCGTCAACGGGCGACGAGGTACTTTACACATTTAGCGGCAACGGGGCCACCGAGGAGGAGGCCACGTCGATTGCGTGTATTTACGCCTCTATGGTTGAGTACGGCATGGTAGCGGACAAGTGGCAACCCGGAGAGATGGCATTTCCGCGGGAGCAGTTGTATCAATTCATACAACCAGCCCAGCTTAACAATATCGAACGTATGTACCCTGACGCCGTATCGACGGCTTATCAAAACGCAATCGCTTACGTATCGTCGTATATGGGGAACATGTTCGATCTCGAAGCAATGCTTAACTCGGGTGATACGTCGTCAACGGCTCTCACGTTGCGTCTCGCTTTGGCAATTAGCACCGTAACGTTTATTCTGGCCTCGTCGCCTCAGTACGCTGACACGATCGAGCTCCACAACCGACAACTGCACATGCTTTTGAGAGGTTTGAAGTCGGGACAGCGCAACTTTGGCAAGAACGGAATCGCGGCCGAGCCGAACGTACGAGTACAAGTAGTAACATTGGAAAAAACCGGAGCAAAACCGTAAACGTATGCCGTGGCAAAACCCATATAATTTCCTCAACTTTCAGGGTGTGTCGGGGGCGCGCATTCAAGCGTTACCCCAGAATTACCACTTTGAGTTGACTATGGACACGTGGTGGAGTGCCGTTCAGCGTGCACGTCTGTTTTCAGACTTTACAGGACTGGACGCCTTGTATTCCTACGTGCTCAAAAGTAGCACCCTCGTACGCTCCGCCGTGGATAAACGTTTGCGGCCTTTGAAGTCGCGTACTTTCGCCGTTTATATCGGCGACAAGGAGGATGAGCGTCTGACAAAACGTATCGCCGACGAACCGTTTATTCGGGAGCTCATCTACCAAAAAGGACTCTCGAACTTTACCTACGCCCGTGTGGTAGGCGTGGGGCGTGACATGGGTACTTACGTTTACCCGTTGCGAAATCTCGACACGGTGAATCGTGCGGTTCGTAAGATGACGTATAACATCGGGAACATCTATTACGTGCGTAATCACGTAAACCTGTTCTGGATGCAGACGCCGTATCACTCGGAGGACACCCTCGGGTTGCTCGAACCCGTTTGTCGGGATTATATCAACATGTGCAACGCGCAGAACAACTGGCAAACCGCCTCGCAGTTCCTTGCGTACCAGCAAATGATGATGTACTTCGAGAACGGTGACGAGAAGATGGAAGAGGCCGCACAGATCGGAGCGAGCCAAGTAGGTTTGGGAAAGGTTATCATTTCCGGGAAGTCTACCGACGAGCAAACTGGTAAGGTCATTAAAGACTTGGAGTTGGAAAACGTTTACGGCGGCGCGTCCGCTGACACGTTCCGAATCTTTAAGGAGAACATCGAGCAACTCCGCGGCTCCATCATGCAACTTATTCTTGGGTCATCCCTGCTTGGTATGTCCGAGAAAAACACGAACTCGGAGCGTTTGGTGCGCGCGCATCTCAAACTGTTCCGCGATATTACCGAAGCCGACGCAATCGACGTCCAGGACTGGTTCAATATCCCGGAGAACCGCGTAAAGATCGCGTACCTGCTGGACGAGCCGGACCTTGCTCGAAGCGATTGCAAATTTCGCGTCAAACCTGCGAACTACATCGACATCGGAGACATCGAAGCGTATACGAAGATGTTGAAAGACCTCAACATAACCCCGACCGAGGGCTTCGTAGTAAAAACAGGTCTGAGCGTTGATGATGTGAAACTCAATGAAAACGTTAACGAAACTGGTACGGGAGGTCAGGGAGCTGGCGACATACGCGAGAACAGGTCTTTCGCGGGACGTATCAAAGACATGGCTTTGGACTTCACAAAACGCCTTTATCACAGGAGTTAACCCTGAAACGGGTAAACCTTGGCCCGATCGTTACGGCTTTGTTCGAGACAGACGTGGTCAGCATTTCGAAAACATTGAGCGTTTTTTGAATTACTCGAAGTTGCACCGAACAGGACGACTTTTACGCGGGCTGAAAGTGAGGCGAGTAATGACCGGAACCGGGACGCAGATCGAGCTATACAACGACGTTCCGTACGCGAGCGAGCACGAGTTAGGAGAGATGTCCAACTCAACGATCGTTAAACCGCCGCAGATACGTGACGCGAGTAGCATTAAGATGGGAGGTGACATCGAAGCGCGCCCGGCTATGCGTCCGAGCAAACAAGTACTACAAGCACCTTTTCGCGGTCTGGTGAATAAGATCGAGGAATTTGGGTGGGAAAAAGAAAATTAAACGATGGTTGGTTACATTAGTGATGCAGTTGCAAACGCAATAAGAAACTGGGAGCCTTTACAAAAAGTAAACGCGTTCCCCGTTCGTGCTACCGATGGACCCAGCGTTGTTGTAGATACTCCGCTTCCGGCTATCGCGATACACGTTTCAGGGGATGCGGGACACGGTAATACGTACTTCGGCGGTGGCATACGTTTTTACTTCGATTTGGAGTTGTATGTTATTACCCCCATAACGAACTACTCGTTCACCGCCGATGGAGGTGCGCAGGCAGAGCAACTGGACATTATGGAAGACGTCGTACGTTGCATGGAACAGACGAAAGATTTTGATCTATTGCGGCAGAAACACGACTGGAACATGCAATACGACCGAACCGACACGGAAACGACGTATGCAACGCAAGGCGCAATGTCAATTGCGGCAAGCGTACAAAAAGTCGTTTACAAGTGTGACGTCGAGTTTGACCCGAAATACGCAGACGACAATTACGTTGTCTTGGAGAAAATAATTATTGAACCGAAAGAAAATGCGCAGAACAACTAAAGAGCAAATTCTGACCACCGGGGCGGTAGACGCTAACGGTAATCAGATCAAAGCCGAAGTTATCGACTGGTCGCGTTTCGACAAGAACCCCGTACTTTTGTACGACAAGGCAAGGGAGGGGCATGACGGCGTAGTAGTCGGACGAGTAGTCGAACGTAGAAAGATCGACAACGGTTTTGTCGGAAAACTCGAATTCATGGAGAATTTCGAGGACGCAGACATCGCCTACGAAAAGTACTCACAAGGTGTGTTGCCTTACGTATCTATTGGCGGCTTTGCCTCGGGTCACGTAAACGCAGACGATGTGTTTGTTGCCGACGAGTACCATATCCGCGAGGTCTCACTCGTTCGGTACCCGGCTAACATCGAGTGTTGCGCCATTGAGCAGGGCGTTGCGGTTTCGGCCGACGAAAAGACCATGATCGAAGAGCTGAAAGCAGAGGGCAAAGAGGTACGCTACCTTACCATGTGTGAGGGAATCGTGAACGCTTCGGAGCCCGAGCCCGAGCC